GGCGTATCGCCTACGTGATGGGGTCGCAGGTTTCGAAGACCGAAACCGGCATCAACATCTGCGGGCACAAGCTGGACACCGACCCGGCGCCGCTGCTGTTCGTGGGGCCGACGAAGTCGAACATTGATCGCGTCATCGAGCCGCGCATCGCCCAGATGCTGCAGCAATGTGCATCCCTGTGGAGCAAGACGGTCAAGGGCCGCAAGGCGAACAAGCTGGCGAAGGTCGTCGCCGGCGTCGTCCTGCGCCTGGCCTGGGCGGGATCCCCGACAGAGCTGGCCTCGCAGCCGGCGCACACGGTGATCCTCGACGAGGTCGACCGCATGAAGCCGATCCCGGGCGAGGGCTCGGCGCCGGCGCTGGCCGAGGCTCGAATCGCCACCTACCCGGACGGGCGAATCGTCATGGGCTCGAGCCCGACCGAGGGGACGGTGAAGACGTTCGTTCACCCGCTGACCGGGGTCGAGCACTGGGCGGTCGCCGATGGCGATGACGTCCCGTCCTCCATATGGAAGTTCTGGCAGGAGGGGACGCGGTTCGAGTGGGCGGTGCCGTGTCCGCACTGCGCGCAATACTTCGTCCCGCGGTTCCGCCTGCTGTGGTGGCCGGAAAAGGCATCGCCGAAGCGAGCGCTGGCCGAGGCCCGACTGATCTGCCCGCGCTGCGGCGCGCGGATCGACGAAACGGCAAAGCACGGCATGAACGAGGCCGGCACGTTCCTGGCGCCTGGGCAGAACGTCGCGGCGTACGACCCGAAGCTACCCGGCCGACCGGCGCACCCGGCGCTCGGCTTCGGCGATGGCAACGGCGAGGTCACCGGCGAGACCGAGGACACCGAGACCTATTCGTTCTGGGTGTCCGGCTTGTGCTCGCCCTGGCGGACCTTCGGCCAGCGCGCAGCGAAGTGGATCCGCGCCGCCGACAGCGGCGAGCAGGAACAGGTCCGGGTCGTCATCAACACCGATTTTGGCGAGCTGTACGCCGTCCGCGGCGAGGCGCCGAAGTGGGAGGACATCCGGGACGGGTGCGCGGCGGAGTACCGCGAGGGCGACGTGCCCCACGGTGTGCAGCTGGTGTTCCTGTCCGTCGACGTGCAGAAGGACCGATTCGTCTACGTCGTGCGCGGCTTCGGCCATGCGTTCGAATCGTGGCGGATCGAGTCCGGCGAGTTGTGGGGCGAGACCGACCAGCCCGACACCTGGGCCAGGCTCGACGAACTCCGCGGCCGGCTGATCAGCGCGCACTCGCTGAAGGCGACCGCGATTGACTCCGGCTATCGGTCGGAAAACGTGTACGCGTGGGCGCGAAAGCACGGGCCCAGCGTGTACGCGACGAAGGGAAAGGACAGCGCCAGCAAGATCTACGCGGCGAGCGAGATCGAGGTCACGCGCAACGGTCGCAAGATGCGCGGCGGCGTGAAGCTGTGGACGTTGGACGACAAGTATTTTAAGGGCTGGGTGCACGACCGGTTGAACTGGCCGTCCGACCAGCCTGGCGCCTGGCACCTGCCACGGTTCGGAGCCGACGGCGGCGAGGTGCCGCACATCCAGGACTACTGCAAACAGCTGGTCGCCGAGTCGCGCCTGCGCATGCCCTCCGGGCGCGTGGTGTGGGTCGGCGGTCACCGCGCGCACGATTACCTCGATTGCGAGGCGGGGCTCGCCTTCCTCGCAACGATCGAGGGCGTGCGAAACCTGAAGGCGATCGACGAAGCACCCGCCGCCGGCGAACGGAAGTCCCTGGCCGATATTTCCCGCCGACTGAACGAGTGACGCCATGTCTGCGACCCCCTGTGCCGTGCGACTCCAAGAGGCGCGCGACGCCCTGCATCGCCTGTTGACCGGAAAGAAGTCCGTCCAGGTGCGGCACGGCGACCAGATGGTCGAGTTCCGCAACTTCGCGTCCGACATCGAGCAGCTGCGCGTGTACATCCGCGAGCTCGAGGCCGAGTGCGGAGGGACCAATGGCAGCCCAGTGCGTCGCCAGCCCTTGGGAGTTAACTGGTGAGCCGTCCAGCAGCCAACCTGCCGGTAATCGTCGACTCGTCCGGGAACCCGCTGCGCGCGAACGCCGGCGCGTACTACGGCGCGGACCGCGGCGGGACGGAGCTGCGGAGCTGGACGCCGGCGCTCCAGTCGGCCGACGCCGAGCTGTTGCCGGACCGCGACACGCTGGTCGCGCGCACGCGCGACATGATCCGGAACCACGGCCTGGTTTCGGGCGCGGTGCAGACGCACCTGGACAACATCATCGGCACAGGCCTGCGGCTATCGGCCAAGCCGGACTATGTCGCCCTGGGCCAGACCGCCGAGTGGGCGGCTGAGTGGTCGCGCAAGACGGAGAGCGAGTTCCGGCAGTGGGCCGAGGACATCGATCGCTACTGCGACGCGGGCCGGCGCCTCAACCTGGCTGGCATGCTGGCGCAGGGCTATCGGTCGATCCTGGCCACGGGTGACCTGACGGCATCGATGGAGTGGCAGGAGCGCCCAGGCGCGCGCTACTCGACCGCGGTGCAGATGATCGACGCGGACCGCCTGAGCAACCCGACGGGCGAGGCCGACTCGGACACGCTGCGCGGCGGCGTCGAAATGGATGCGATGGGCGCGCCGATCGCGTACTGGGTCCGCTCGCGCCATCCGTCGGACCCGTGGCAGGGCGTCGGCCAGTTCTCGTGGAAGCGCGTCCCGCGCGAAACCGCGTGGGGCCGCCGGCTGTTCATCCACGTGTTCGACGTCGAGCGCTCGGGCCAGACGCGCGGCAAGGGCGGATTCGTCAGCGCCCTGGCGAAAATGAAGATGCTCGAAAAGTTCGAGCAGTCGTCCCTGCAGGCGGCGATCTTGAACGCGATGTACGCGGCGGTCGTCGAGTCGTCCATGGATTGGACGCAAGTCAACGACGCGATGGGCGGCGACAGCGCCGGCGGCATGGCCACGTACATGGGCGACCGCGCCGACTGGCACCAGCCAGGGAACGTTCGCTACAACGGGGTGAAGATCCCGCACCTGTACCCGGGCGAGCAGCTCAAGCTGTTGTCGCCCCAGCACCCGACCGCGGCGTTCTCCTCGTTCGAGGAAGCGGTCCTTCGACACGTCGCCGGCGCGTTCAATCTCTCGTACGAGCAGATGGCGCGCGACTATTCGAAGTCGAACTATTCGAGCGCGCGCGCATCGATGCTCGAGGCCTGGCGGTTTTTCACCGGCCGCCGGCAGCTCATCGCGGGCGAGTTCGCAACGATCGTCTATGCCTGCTGGCTCGAGGAGGCGATCGACAAGGGTCGCGTCGAGGTCCCGCGCGGTGCCCCGGCGTTCATCGAAGCCAAGACGGCGTGGACGCGTTGCAAGTGGATCGGCCCCGGCCGGAACCACATCGATCCCGACAAGGAATCGAAGGCGACGGAGCGCGACCTGGCCATGGGCGTGACCACCCTCGAGGAGGAGTGCGCGGGCCGCGGCCTGGACTGGCTCGACGTGATGGAGCAGCGCGCGGTCGAGGCGGCGGCGCGCAAGAAGCTCGGCCTGCCGGAGCCTGGCGCTCCCGGTCCGCGCGACCTGGTCGACCCCAACGACCGCGAGGAAGACGACCCGAACCCGGACGAAGGGACCGTCGACACCGGCAACGGCGCGCGCGCGGTGGTTCGCCGTTCGCGCGCACGTGGCGGCGGCGGCTTGCAGCTGCACATCGAGAACCATCCGCCCGCGGTGACGGTGCACCAGGCGCCGACGACCATGACGGTCGAGGCGGGCGCGGTCCAGGTCACGAACCGCCGACCGAAGGTCGAAATGCACATCGCCGAGGGCGCGATCCAGGCCCCGGTCCATGTAACGAACCACGTGCCGGAGCCGGCGAATCCGTTCGCCGACGGTCAGCTCGTGCGCACGGTCACCGAAACCGACGCCGACGGCGTCCCGACGCAAACCTCTGACCGCTTCGTCAAGGACGGCGCGCTGCACCACCTCGAGCGCATGGCGGTCGAGCGCGACACCCACGGCAACCCCACCCAGGTCCGCGACCGCGCAAAGCCGTCGCAGTAACCCCCGCCTTCCGGAGAAATCGCCATGTCCTTGGGCCGCAC